TTTACACAGCTCTAGTTGCCGCCGCCTTCCATGAGGGCAAGATGACGCAGGCGGTCGAGCTCAGAAACCGCGAGAAAATACTCGGCTTGACGCTTGATGCCCGCCGCGACCTGCGTATCAGATACATCAACGAAGGGCCGGCAAAGGCCGATGAAGACGCCCCGATTGACATGGAAGCCTACCGGGAGGAACTCCGTGGTCAGTGAGTGCCGTACTTGCGGGTGCGAGTTCGAGGCTAAGACAAAACGTGCAGCCTACTGCGGCCGCTTGTGTAAGGACCGCTTTCTCTGGCGGAATCATCACCCGATTCTGACTCGGTGCTGTCCAGTATGCGGCACCAATGTCACGCACAAGCGATCACACGCAGTCTACTGCTCCCGCTCGTGTAAGACGCGGGGTGGCGAATGGCGGCGCACGGCAGACGGACGAAATGTGGAGCGCGACCGCCTCCGTTATCTGCGCGAGGGTAATCGCAGGCGAGCGTATGCCCTCGACTACCTTCGGCGATTCCCTATCAAGTCAAAGGAGTTTCGTCTTCGGCGCCGTGCTCGCCTTCGGGATGCCCCGACGTTCGTTGTTACTGAACGCGACTGGCTACGTCTCGTATCGCGCTTCCGGGGCGGCTGCGCGTATTGTGGGGCTGAGGGTGTACTCCTACAACGGGACCACGTTACGCCGCTATCGAGGGGCGGGCATCATCGGATAGGCAATATTCTGCCGTCATGCGGAACCTGCAATTACAGCAAGGCCTCTCGCTTCCTGGTCGAATGGAGAACGGGCCGGAGCGCGGCGAGATGACAACGGTTACGGAACTGCCGCCGGTTGCAATCGGTCCGACGTGGCAAAGGGATGGCAAGGGCAAGGTTATCCTGCCCCCCGACCGCTCGCTCGGACACCTGATGATCCCGTGGGCAAAGAAATGGCTCCGTCAGCCAGACGGACCAAATGCTGGCGCGCCGTGGGAGTTCACGCCTGAACAAAAGAGATTCCTCGGCTGGTGGTATGCTCTTGATGAGAAAGAACGTTTCGTCTATCGTTCTGGCGTATATAGAAGAATGAAGGGAGCCGGAAAAAACCCCTTCGCTGCTGCTATCTGCGCTATCGAACTCTTGGGGCCATGCCGACCAACGGGCAAGGTGAATGCAAACGGCTGGCCGGTCGGCGAACCACACTGGTCAAGTTGGGTGCAGACCGCCGCGGTTAGCCGCGATCAGACTCGGAACTCGATGGGTCTGATGCCAGCTATGATTAGTAGGGAAGCCATCAACGAGTTCGATATTGATATCGGTAAGGAAATCATCTATGCCCATCGGGGTCGATGTCGGATGGAGGCGGTTACGAGTTCGCCTCGTGCTCTTGAAGGTGGCCGGGCCACTTTTATCGTAATGGATGAAACTCAGCATTGGCTTCATTCCAACGAGGGTCACGCGATGGCAAACGTGATCGCTCGTAACGCAGCCAAGTCACGCGATGGTTCCTCGCGGGTGCTTGCCATCACCAACGCTCACGCACCGGGAGAGGATTCCGTGGCCCAGCACGACTTTGAAGCATGGCAGAAGATAGACCAGGGGCTTTCACCCATAGTTGACTTCCTCTATGACTCGCTGGAGGCGCCGGAAGGCATCGACCTTGATGATGATGATGCGCTACGTGCGGGCATTCTCGCGGCTAGGGGCAATTCTGAGTGGATAGACGTGGAGCGCTTGATTGCAGAAATCCACGATCCTCGCACCTCTCCTGCCGTGGCGCACCGCTTCTACCTGAACCAGATCGTGGCCGAAGAGGACAAACCCTTTGACTTGGAGAAGTGGAATTCGCTAGTCAAACCTGGCTATGTCGTACCGAACGGTGCCTGGATAACGCTCGGCTTCGATGGCTCGATTGGCCGCGACCACACCGCACTTATCGGCACGGAAGTCGAGACCGGACATCAGTGGACTGTCGGCTACTGGGAACCGACTGAGACCGACAGCGGTGAAATGCGTATCCCCTTCCAGGAGGTCGACGAGACGGTCGACGCTGCATTCAAGCGCTGGAAAGTCTGGCGCTTCAACGCCGACCCATTCTACTGGCGCGACATGCTCGCCGTGTGGGCGGGCCGGTACGGCGCCGACGTCGTTGTGAGCTGGGCGACGACCATCTACCGCAAGATGGCGGGGTCCCTGTTGGCCTACCGCAACGCAATCCAGACGGGAGCGCTGACGCACGACGGGGACCCGCGTTTCACCGCCTGCATCCAGAACGCGCACAAGCACATGCAGCAGTTCACCGACGACGACGGCAACCGCATGTGGATCATCCAGAAGGAGCGCCCCGACTCGCCGCTGAAGATAGACGCGGCGATGGCGGGTTGCCTCTCGTGGGAAGCGTACACGGCGGCGATAGCGGCCGGCGTGACGACGGAGCCGGCGGAAATAGGGATGATGCTGGTATAGGAGGAAACGATGTGCGGTCTGTGGCGGCGCAAGAAGATAGACGCGGCGGGATTCGACTGCCCATATTGCCATCAGCGGATCGAAGGCTGGGTTGTACTCGACCATCCCGAGATTCCAGGGGCAACCGTGGGCCGATGCCCACTCTGCGATGAATGGGGATACCTACGAACTGCCGACGGCGAGGTGTATGCAAGGCGCGTGACGCTCGGGGCGGTGAGATGATCCGCTTACCTGTATTGACAATTAAGCGTATAATGTTGTCGATGATTGACGCCGACGACCGCAAGGTGCTCGCTGAGTGGGCGATCTGGCTGATCGCTGCTGTCATCGTCCTCATTGTCGTGGCAGGCGCACTCGGCTTTGCCGTTCACGTATTCGAAGCGGCATGGAGGCTCTAATTGGTGACAAAGACTCTACAGAAGCGTAGGGAACACAAACCGCACGCGAAGCCAATAATAAAACCCCGATGGACTACCCTCGATAATGAACTACGAAGCCTCTTTGACTCGGCCGGCTTTCAACTCTTTTCAATCGAATACCCCTGCCGATTGGATCGCAAACGCTCGGCGATTACGGTTCATTTTGCTAAAGCGAGATCGGATGAGTTTGAGGTGGCCTGCGAGGAATCTGCAAGCCTGCGCCAACTCCATGCAGGACCATCACTGAGAGAACTCCCGGCCCGCACACTTATGGACATGGCATCGTCTGGTGGCGACTCAAGGCTGGCCAACCGGCAGCAACGGGAAGACCCATTTAGGGGACTTGCGGCTGCTGTAATACAACAGACCTATGACGATCTAGCGGCAGATGGAGACAGACTTGCCATAGCGGAATGGATAGCCGATCCGTCTTCAAACTTTCGGACGTGGTGCGAATTGCTTGGGGTAAAGTCAGAATTTGTGGCACGAAGGGCACTTGCCCTAATCCAATCCCCAACACCCGCATCTGGCCGCTTCAATTATGTTGATTCGGGCATTCGCTGCTGGCGATGCGAACGCAAGTTGGCTGAAAAAGCCGAGCGACCGTGGCGCTTTGTCTGCCACCGCTGCAAGGCGATAAATCATAGCGCTGCCTGACTGAACTAAGCACATATCGGTATTATCGTGCCCCCCGCTGCATCGTGGGCCTCTACTGCAGCAGAAGGGGCATTTTGTCATGGGACTCATCGCTAAGACTATTCCCTCTCCGTCCGCAATTCGCAACGCCGCACCCGCCGCCTTCCCCTCTTCCTTTGGTAGTGGCCTATCCCCGATGGGCAGCAACTATCTCGGTTACTCCGGCGCCTATATGCGGAACGAGATCGTCTTCGCCGCTATCGAGATGCTGGCGACGTCGGCGGGCGAACCGCACATCATGGGCAAGCGACGGCGCCGTGCGAAGCCGCAGATTGGGATACAGGCGCGAGTCCTGAAGGCGAAGGGGCTACCGGATCGTCTGGTCGACGCTATGCTTATCCGCGACGGCTTCATCGAGGAGGTGCCGGATCACCCGCTGGTCCTCTTACTCAACGCGCCGAATCCCTTCATGAGCCGCAGCCAACTCTGGGGCACCGTCGTTATGGACCGGTGTCTCGCTGGCAATGCCTACATCTATAAGGCGCGCGGGCCACTCGGCAACATCGTCGAACTGTGGCGCCTCCGGCCGGACCGCATTCGCATCATACCGGGCGGCGACTTCATCGCGGGCTATGAATACAATACCGGTCGCGACAAGGTTATGTACCCGCCCGGCGACATCATGCACTTCAAGACGCGGCACCCGGTCAACGACTACTACGGCATGCCGCCGATCATGGCGATTGCCAGCCGCATTGACATCGACGACTACATGAAGAACTTCCTCAAGACCTTCTTCGAGCGCGGCGGCGCTGGCATCGGTGGTGTACTGAACGTCAAGCAGGCGTTGAGTCAAGAGAAACGGGACGGCCTGCGCGATCTCATGGAGAGTCGGACTGCTGGCCCCGCGAACTGGCATAAGAATCTCATACTCGATGCGGTTGACGCCACCTACACGCCGATGGGACTGAACCGCGGGCTGCGCGACGCGCTTCCAAAGGAACTTGACGCCGTATCGGAGGCGCGGATTGCGATGGCGTTCGGCATACCCGGCTCGATACTCGGCCTACTCATCGGCTACGAGTCCTCATCCTACGCCAACAAGAGGCAGGACTGGCAGGTCTTCTGGGACCTGACCATGACGCCGCTACTCTCCGACCTGGACGACGTGCTGAACCTATCGATTGTGCCGGACTTCGCTGGCGTCGACGAAGTAGCGTTCGACCTGTCGGACATCCGAGCTCTCCAGGAGGATGTCGACAAGATTCACGAGCGTCACCGGAAGAACTGGCTGGCGACCCTGGAGTCGTTTGAAGAGGCACGAGATGGTCTAGGTCTCGACCCGACGCCGGAAGAGGGAATGTTCCTGATCCCAGCGAACATGACGGCCATGCAAGTGTCAAAACTGGACGAGGCACCTCCGCCTCCGTCGGTCCCGCAACTTCCGCCTGCCACAGCGATGGTAGAAGCCCTACGGGCCACCTTCACGCAGCCGCAACTCGCGGCGCCCGCTAAGGCCGTGTCGATTGTCGATGAGGCATATTGCGGGTGCGGACGCCTTCTCGGGAAGAACCTGAATGAAGGCGGCGAAGTTTGGTGTGCGAGGTGTAAAAAGGACGTGATGGTTCAATGACTGAGTTTGTGTGGGTCATCACACGCGAAGATTATGAAGGCACTCGGGCTGAGGCCCATGCCGTGGCCATAAGTCTGAAAGCGGCCGTAGCCTATATCAAGCGAGAGTTTGGCCCGCCGCTGAATTATCACTGGGCCGATCTCGTCCAACCCAACGCGAATTGTGAGGAATATGAATTAGACCCTATCTACGAAGCGGTAAATCATGCCCTGTATCCCTGCCGAGAACCATACACGATCACACGGATGGCTATTCAAGAAGGGACTTGACAAACCGCCAACTAGGCGTATAATCACCTTAGCAATTTGACAACTGAATAGGACGACGGCCAGAGCGAAGAGCCAGTACCGTCAGCGGCCAGAGCGAAGAGCCGGGGCCGTAAAGTCCGTGAGGCTATAAGCCCGATCTACAGG